ATAGTTACGGTACTGATCATCATAGAAAATATCAGTTTTTCCCGCAGATTTTGACCAGTCAATAAAATGTGGGCAATTGGTCTGTTCGCGCTCACAACGTTGATTCGAGTATGTTCTAGCGGTATTTAGCGCGTCACGATACATAGTAAACGTAATACCATAATTGACACTAGAGTCTCTATGCTGTTCAGAAAATGCGCCAATTAGACCGCGAGAGTCTTGAAATTGTTGAAAAGTGTACTGCATTATAGATACCTCAGATTAAGATTGATACGTCAGAGCCTACTATATACCAGTAGGCTCTAGCCTATCAACCATTCCAGACGGTAGAACCGTTTTTTTCGGCAATATAACAGCGTCTATGCTGTATTGCACGATTAAACCAGTTGACGGATTCTCGCGCCCACAATCCAGAATATTCAGACTGTGACATATTCCAATTTTCCGGTACTTTTCCCAACTTGGCGGTAGTATCGGTAGCGTATTTTCTGAATCGTCTGGATACGGATAGACAGCGTCTATGCTCTTTTATTCGGTCATACTTCACTGTGTTATCTCCAATAGAATGTGTGCCAGAACCGAATCGTACTCTCACTCTGGTTGCCTGTCAACAATTATCGGTGGGTCTCCGACTATCTAGATAGATGTTCCTGTCCCACTAACACGCCCCGCCACTAGGGATCACATATCCAATTCCCGGCTAGTCTTCGCGGTTCGTCTCCGCACTGGTAACGCTCGATCGATCGGCTCCATTCCGTCGCTCGCACGCGGCGCGCATATAAAGGAGGGGCCGCCCCCCTTCTGATTGAATATAATAATATATATTCTCCCCACTCATTAAAGGGGAAATATACCTTACATAAGCATTATCTTATATGCCACATACTACTTCACATTTATCATTACAACAAATCGCCGACATAGTAGCCAGAAAAAGGCGCAGAGACTTAGGCGATCCCTATATGGAGAACCGTCTTGCCGGTTTGAGCGAGAGAGGTTTGACTGCGGCAGATGAGGCTGGTATTTTTGGTATGTTAGATGATCAGCCTTTGGCTGGTGCGGAAATGGTGGACTATGATGATCCCGGCTTAAGGGGTGAATATACCCGCTGGTATGGCAGTCCTAATTGGGGTCATTTTCGCAGGTCAGACCCTCAAGTATCTCCACCAGAGTGGGTGGCAGACCCAATACCATCAAGAGACGAAATGACTATTGGAAGAGGTATGGATAGTCGTGCGATACAGGATGTTCTAACCCATGAGGTAGGTCATAGAGGACATTACCTTTCTGGTTTACTGGGAACCCAAGCAGGCCCACCAAGGTCTTATGATTGGGCTACAGGAGGTGTAGACCCATATACAGAAACAGAACGGATAATGACCCCTGAGAGAGAAGACAGGTGGCATAATGTTCTTTATGGTGAATCTGAGCCATCTATGCCTTCCGCAGTAACTGGCCAGTGGCGAGATGTAGATATACCAGCATTTGAAAGGGATAGGGAGATAGCAAACCAATTGGCCGCTAATGTTGAAATGGGAGCAGGTGAGGGGTTATTACAACCTCCCAGAGCGCCTCATGTGATGGCTGCTACAGGTGGGGCAGAAGTTGAGCAATTTAAGATTCCGCCCCCAGTTCAGGGATTACTTGATGTAGTTACGGAACCCAGAACCAAATCAGGGATTGGTGGTGAGAGTCAAGAATTACCTGCCCTGCCCACCACACTGAAGCAGGCTCAGTCTATGGGAGAAGCCCATTACTTCCAAGATGGTGAAAAGAAACTAGCCGTTACAGCCGATCAGTTAGCCCAATTCAAGAAGTCCGATCGCTATGATGCTGAATCAAAGAAGTCTGCTTTAACCCAGTGGGCTAATATAGCGGGTAAGGAAGGATTATCAGGACTCATACCCAAGAAGACCATAGCAGACGTAAAGACACAGAAACCCGGCAATCTTAAAGGTGATGATAAGTTTATTTCGCAATGGGCCAAAAACTACTACACCGGAGAAAAGCAGGACGATCCTAAATACTTAGCAAAGGTAAAAAGCAGGCTAAAAGGAACCGTACCAAAAGATAATAAGAAGACTGTTTCAGATGCAATCAGTTCTGCTGTAAAGATTTTTGGTACAGATAAGATGGCTAAGGGTGGTCGTATGAATGAGGCCACAATGAAAAAGATGCTTCAAGACTTAGGCCAGATTGAATCAGGCTACAGAACCAGAATAGCAGGTGGCGGAAGACCAGAGAGAGGATTCTGGCAAGTATTGCCGTCCACCGCTAAGGATGCCCTTAAAAACGCTAAGGGTTATTTCGGCCCGAAATTTAATAAGAAGTTCGCAGAATATGATGGGTATGCCGGTTTAAGTAAATTGAGCAAGAAAGAACTATCAGACCTTCTGGAGAAGGATGACGCGCTGGGAGCAGCCTTCGCAGCCGTTCAGGTGCTTAGAACCTTCGATAAATAATGGACGAAAAACGTAGGAACATCTTTGCCCGCCTGATGGATGAGGCAGGGCTTCCCCCAGAAGAAGCCTTACAGATGGTTCAGGGTGCTTCTGAGGTGGGTCTGTCCATCATAACAGGGTTAGGTGGTGTGGTTGCTGGATTACCCGGTAGTGTTGGTGAAGTATTAGCGGGAAGAGGCACAGAAGAACAGCAGGAGAAATATGAGGGGTTAGGCGCTACACCTGAAGATACCCTATTTCCTACGGTTGGGGAGATGGCAGAGAAGTGGGCATACCAGCCTAAGACTGAAACAGGTCAGCGGTATGCTGAAAATGTAGGGGAGTTTATGGCTCCTGTAGATAAGTTTCTCAAGGATTTTTCAGGATTTATACCACAAAATCTTGGTAAGGTAATACCCGGAGATACACGGTTAGAAGCCGGAGCGATGAACGCCATAGATCAGGCGATCTACACAGCCCTCAACGTGATGAGTCCAACAAGAGGCGCAGGAACCGCTGCCATGCTGGGCGCAAAGGGTCTACAGGCTGCGGGCAAGGCTGCAGGCATGAAGAATTTAGACCTAGTAACACCTGCCGCGCAAGCAGTAGAAAAAGCCCCAGTAGTAAAGAGGTTTAATCAGGTAAACCATGCGATGGGCCAGTTGATTACCAGAAAACAACTGGCTGGATTACAGCCGGGAATGGTGCAACAGGTTCATGCTTGGAAGCCTGCAAGTTATGTAGAGGGGCCGGGTCAGTGGTATGGTAAGACAGGAAAGGGTGGTCACCTAAAGGCTATGGCTTCCACTGCCGGATGGAATGTACTCAGGAAAATGACCGATAATCAGGATGCTTGGCTAAGATCACATTACGGTATCACCGCCAATGTTTACCAAGAACTAGAAAGGCTGGGAAGAGTTATAGATATGGCTGACCAACAGGCTAAGGTTGCAAAGTCAGTAAAGGTTGGTAAGAAACAATATTCAGCGAAGTCTGGTTCTCCATATTTAGATGAGGCGGGTAATTATGTAATGAAGGAAACTGGCGGCAATCCCATGACAATAGCGCAGGTGAGAGCCGATGCACTTAACCAATATCATGCTCAAATAGCCTACAATAGATCGGTTCTTGAAAAATACAAACCGGGCGATCCTAGAATAGAAAGATTAGCCTCTGGTGAACTAGATCAGTATTTAACACCGAAACATAGAAAAACTACGATAAATGAACTAGGACAAAAACCCGCCATCATACAGGATTTAATTGGTAGAAATATAGACACAGAAGTTATAAAGCATCACATTGCCCCTAACATATCAAAGGATTTGAAACTGAAGGGAAGCAATGTACATCTAAGTACGAAACCGTTTTTCTTCAAATCCGCGCATGATGTGTTAAATAAATACAAACCATTTGCGGCAGCATCTGGAGCGCTTGCTCACACCAGACCAAGTTTATTAGGCAGAACTGTAGTTAAAGGTGGCAGGGGGGTAAAATTAGATGCCGGAACACATGGGCCATATACGCTTGAATTAAGGAGGTTTGTACAACAAAACTATAATAAAGGTGTACCTTTAACTAAAGAGACTCTTATACAGCATTTTAAGAATTTGAATAAAACTATAGACGATCCTGATAAGTCATTTAGTATAAAGTTTGTAGAAGACAGTATTACCGATCATGGTGATTGGCTCTCCATAACTCAATGGGGCTTGACTGATGATACATTATTAGCCACTATGCCTATTAGAATGGTTATAAATAAGAAGAATCCTGATATTGGGTATTTTATTTTATATGACCAAATGAAACAAGGCTCTGGAATACCGATACTTGAGTATATACTAGATGCTGGATCAGATATAAATAGAATTTACATGGATATACACCCCATTAAAGTTGGTTATGATTGGCCCGGATATGCAAAGAAAGTTGAACATACTACGCCGATTGGAGAAGTAAAGGGGGCAAAAGGAGTTATTGCTTCTAAATTAAGGGAGCAAGAGTTTGATGTGCCACCCACAGAGGAATTTTTAAGGAAGAGAAGGTTTGGAAGAAGTTATACTCCACCATTAACATGGGTATCAAAGAGGGGAACAACAGCAGGACTATTAGCACAAGATGAGAACATCTAAACAGGAAACATTCATAGAGCAGTATGCCCTCACAGGTAATGCTGCAAAAGCCGCTGATACCGCTGGTTATACCCATGCGAAGCAGCGCGGCTATGAACTTAAAAACCAGTTCTCCAGAGAGATTGAGGAGCGTCAACGCAAGATGATCCAAGACTGCGTACCGGGCGCACTAGCACAATTGAATGAACTGGCACAGAACGCAGAATCGGAGTCTGTCCGTCTGGGCGCTGTCAAAGACGTACTGGACAGGGCTGGACTCAAACCCACAGAGAAGGTAAGACAGGAAATATCTCATGTGGAACAATCATCTACTGATGAACTACAGAGAGAATTGGAAGCCCTTATAGGAACTTCTGACATATCAAAGATACCAGAAGTATTGAACTAATTCCATGCAACTAGAAATGGCGCAGAGCGCCAAGCGATCCATTCCTCCAAGGGAAGAACTGGAAAAAGCGGTAGAAATCGCTAGGGAAATAAGAACTAGAGAGCGCTTCAACAAACTCGACTTCTACGACCCTTACCCCTACCAACAGAATTTTCACGAAACCGGCTCACAGGCCAATCAGCGCCTCCTGATGGCCGCTAACCGCATAGGCAAGTCCTACTGCGGAGCAGCAGAGATGGCCTATCATTGTACCGGCTTGTACCCGAAGTGGTGGAAAGGCCGTCGATTCACCCAGCCGATCGTTGCATGGGCTGGCGGGATCGCCAACGAAACCACCAGAGATATCGTACAGTTTGAACTATTGGGTTCCCCGGATGATCCAGAGGCTTTCGGTTCTGGCGCTATACCAAGAAGTTGTATCATAAAGACAGAACGTAAGCCCGGCGTACCCAACGCCAAGAGTGTGGCACTTATTCGCCATGTCTCTGGGGGGAACTCCTCTTTATTCTTCAAAGCCTACGAGATGGGCGTTGAGAAATGGCAGGGCCGCAGTGTTGATTGTATATGGCTTGACGAAGAGCCTAGTCGTGAGTTATACTCACAGGCAGTAACACGGACGTTGGATAGAAGGGGGATGGTTTACATGACATTCACCCCTGAAGCGGGAATGACTGAGACAGTGGCTTCATTTATGAACCGCCTACAGTCCGGCCAATCTCTGACC